CCATCAACTCTACAATTTATTTCCTCAATAACGCTTAAATACGATACTTCTCTACCATTAGGACAGTCACTCGATACACATGATTCAATATCGATTAACTGACCTGCGCATGGGAATATTTTAATCTTATAACACCCAAGATTTACACCCGATATTCGGTTAATCAGTTCAAAGGTATAAAAGTAATCTTCATTGAAAGTTGAAAGGTCGATGATAGGCTGACCCGTATTCGTCACCTCCGTTACTAACTGTTTTCTAAAGGCACCGTTAAAGGCATAGCTAATATAAATATCATTAGCAACATATCCAGTTAATGATGATATTGTGACTGTTTGACATGAATCAAAACATCCTAAATCGGTGGGGTTTGAACAACAACTCATTTTAGCAATTGCAGGGGTTTAGTGAACAATCTTTTGGTGTGACAATATCAATAATTTCAAAATCTACTGATACTATTGTCATCTCTTTTCGGGTTAAGTTTTTGCCCGTTTCTTCTTTAAATACCGTTGTAGCTTCAGTTTGTGAATCGGTTACAAAGTGTCGTTTAGCTGTGATACCGTTTATCAGCATTTTAAGCAATACGTCCGCGTTACCTTCGACCATTACCGCCACTATTCTACATGGCATTGTTTTTTTATAATAAGCCACTCTAACACCTCTTTTCATTGGATCATAAGTAGCGGTTTTTAATTCTCGTATATAAAAGTAATTTCCTTTAGTATCCTCAATACCTGCATAAAGTTGTTTGTCCTCATCAAGTAGAATATCACTATCTTGCAACTTAACAACATTCGCATAACCCGCGTTAAATTGTGGGTATTTGCTAAGTAAATATGTTTTTATGTCATTAAGGCTTTGCATACTTTTCGATTATTTGTTTTGTTTCATTTTGTAATTCTAATTTTATAAATTCTTGTTCATTTGTTGTTAGGCTTAAAAAATCACCAAACCTTTCTGAGTTTCCAAGTAGCTTTTTTGATTCCTTTAAATCAGTGGTACCGTATAATGTTGCGTTACCTGATTTGACTACATTTAACCCTCTTTCTGCACTCCCTGAAAACTTTATATCTACATACTCCGTTTGCCTGCCTTGAATATCCCTAAACTCTGTATATCCGCCTTGAAGATACATTGTTTTTCTATCTTTACCATTTTCTAACTTACCTTTTTTGTTTTTACCTTGTTGTTTAAATGCTGATTTTCTTATAAACAACTCTTTTGAATAATACCCCTCTTTACTACTATACTCACCTATTTTTTGCCCTTCACTATTCAACCCATCACCAAATATCCGTTGCTTGTGTTGCGCTTGCAATTCGGTCATAACTGATACGCTAATAATATCGGGCATTTGGCTATCTAATTGCTTTACCACACCCTCAAGCATTACCGCGAACTCTTCAAATTCATTAGACATTTGATTTTATTTGAACACCCCCACAATCAATACATTTACATCCGCCGTCTTTACTTACTAAATAATTACGCAACCCCGCGAAGGCATTGGCCATGTAATTTCGATATGATTCAAAACCTGCTGATGCTTGTTGTTTTAATTCCTCACCTTTGAAAATCGTTAAATAATTCATTCGGTTACTCTTTGTCATTTCATCATAAAACATTGCACCCGCTAACTCATACGCCGCTTGCCCTATCATATTATCAGATGCCATGTCGCAAACCAAACGACTAAGGTCACACTTCACCAAAATATCAACCTCAATACCGTATGCCTCTAATTTATCAATGGATCCATTGTTAATACCGTAAACAATAACAGCGTCACTTATGGCTGTATTACCGCATCCTATTCCGCACATGGGTTTATTTGAATAAACGCTTATGTTTGATGGCAATGTAACGCGAACTTCATCACCTCGTATTGCTAACTCTATCTCGTATTCTTGCTCAACACCCGCCACAAGTGCAATAGGTATAGGATATGCAATGCCCGCATTTACATCGTTGATAGTAAGCACACTATCACCCGTATAATTTGCAAGTATTCTAACACGCGGGATAAATAGCTTATACAAATCGCACATGATATGCTTTTTTTGAAAGTATAAACCACGTTGTTCACTTGCCGAACCGCTTGCAATAGTAGATAATGGTTGGTTGTAGTTACCACTTTTCCAAATGCTTTTTTTAACCGTATTTACTATATATTCATTATTGATATATGATAGCAAATCATTGTTAAGTCGCATCATTGCACGCCTAACAAGGTCTTTTAAATACTCATACCCTGAAATGGTTTTTTCATCAGCTACATTTGATGCTGACTGTAAACTAATACCAGGATAATCAGTAATATAATAACCGCTTAGCGTCGTTGGTAGTGTATTACTGCAAGGGTCTTTAACGCCTATTATGTTTGATAAACAACTCATTTGATAAAAAATTAAAGGGGGCGATTAAACCCCCTTATTAATAATTAGGCTACTACGGGTGCTTCTAAGCAATTAACGGGGATAGTAGGACAGATGTCATACTTAATGATTCCATTAAAACAAGATTCTTTACAACCCATCAAATCAAGTATCACTACTTTGTAATAGGTATCAAGTTTCCATTTGAAAGACTTACACGCCGCATCGTAAATGATGTCAAAGTCAAACATCATACCACTTGCAGGGTCTGTCAATACAGTGTGCATGTAGGTTGAGTTATCTGTGTTAACTAATTTCATTGGATCAACACTGTTAATAGTCATGCCACCGCTACGGGTTGCAAAAATCCCAACATTGGCACTCCATGAGATTACATTTACCAATTGAGGCAAAATAGCAAACATCACTTCATTACCTGGTGTAGTTGGTGCTGTATTGGTAGCGTTGATGTTTTTATCGTAGTAGGCACCTGAGAAAGTGTCGATAGTGTCAACACGTTGACCGTATTGATTTCCTGCACCGTTACGAATACCATTTACATACTTCAACAACTGTCGATTACCAAGCAAGATAGGTGAACCATCAAAACCAGCATCCATGAAGTCCGCGCTAATATCAACATCCGTATTGAATACGGGCGCACCGTTCACATCAATTAATGATATTGTACGGGTTGTTGTTGTACCGTCGATACATCCTGATGCAGCTTCGGTATTGATAGCAAGTAAAACCGCTAAATCAATATCAGCTTTCAACTGTTTCATTTTTTGTGAAGCTTGGTGGCTCATAACTTCCACCACTTCCAACTGTCCTAAATCTCTAAATTGAGAAACGTCCGCTTTAATCCAACCACTTGACAAGTACTCAAAGCCACTAAACGCAACGCATGATGTCATTTCAGTTGCCGCGCCTGCATCGGTACATACCACTGAAGATACATTTGCGGTACAAACTGCAACGGGATAAGTAATTGAATATTGTGTGTTTTTGCCATTTGGTCTGCCTATCATTTCGACTTGCAGTTTTGCACCATTGGCAGGTGAGAATACGAAGTCTAACACGCCTACATGAGGATTCCATGCGCCACGTTCGTAAAGGTCAAATATTTTAGCCTGCACTTGTGCAGAGCAATTATTTAATGCCATTTTAAATTAAGTTTAATTGTTAATAAAATTGTTTTCAATTCACTTAAATAGGCAGAATTAACTCCAAAAAGAAAAAATGAGTGTAAGCCTTTAAGTAGGCAGGCTTACAAGCCAAAGTTTGTTTTTGTTTGTGACAGTTACCCACTGTCAAGGGTTGCAAGTATCTTTTAAGCGGTTGCAGCCTCTAATGCTGCTAACATAGCGCTCGCGTTTTCTGATATTTTTGGTTTGTTGTCATCTTTGTTGTCATCACGTCTATTCGGTTCTATTTTTCTTACACCCGGTGATTGTGCCACTGGCAATTCATACTCTTTAGCTATGTCACTTACCAACCCTTCAAAAGTTTGTAATTCAGTTGCGTTTTTCTTTAATGGTATTGCATTATCAAGTACATCATGTAATGAAATATCATCTTCGCCCTTTAAAGACAAATGTGCTTTTTCACTGATGGCATTGCTGATAAGTTTGGCGGCTTTTGCAGCTGGCATATTTGTGTACTTTGGCAATATTGAAATGAGTTTATCATTTAAAACCGCTTTCAATTTTACCGCCGATATACCACTTGCCAAGTCTTTTTCAAACTTCAATTGCATTTCGTTCATTTTCGTTTCATACTCACTAACTTTTCCGTTCGCTAAGTCTAACATCTTTTGCAATTCGGGTTCACTTTTACCAGTCTTTTCGCTTATCTTTTCTTTGATAAGTTTCATCGCGGCGTTAATCGTTTTACCCTCATTTGCAGGATCTTTCATAACATCCTCAATTTCTTTGTTACTAAGGATATTGCCAAAAGTTTCATTTGCAATATTCAAAGCATCTTTCATTCCTTTGCCTTTTGAGGCGTGACGTTCGTCTTTTATTTTGGCGTTAAATTCAGCCTCTAAAAATGGTTTAGCGTACCCTTGTGCTTTTGTAAGCAATGTGTCAATGATTTCATCGCTATCATCATCTGCATTGATTTTAGCTAATACCTCATCTACGTTTTCGATGTTAAGTTTTTCAAGTAGTTTTTTAAGTTTTTTTGACATATTTTTTTTTTATTTATTGGTTACAATTTTGGCAGTTTGTAGTTGTTTTGTTTTTTGATCTTGGTAGAAATTGTGTTATTTTTTTTTATCGGTTAAAAATTCCCATTTATCTTCTGTATATGCTTTGCCTACTTGCTTTGCCGATACTTGAACTATTGTATCAGTACCTTTCAACTTTGCAAACACATATCCTATTTTCAATTTAACTTCATTCGATGGAATTAATGATGGTACATTTGCCTCAATGGGTGTAGGTACTTCAATAATTGAATCTTCTTGTTCGGGTGTTGTTTTTTTCTTACTCATTTACAATTTCTATTTTATTGTTTTGTTTGATTTGCATTTGTGCTAAATGTAAAGGTATAAAACCCGTAATTATTACATTTGTTTCAGAGTGTCGAAGTCTTACCTTACCACCCGTTCCGGTATTAGATGAAACCTTTTTACCTACCAATGGCGCCACTTTAGATTCAACTGCTAAGGCCTGAATGTCGGGTTTTGTTTCTACGTTTACCGCTTCTTTTTCGACTTTTATCGCTTTTTGTTTTGCCATGTTGAATAATTTTAGTACAAATATAAATTAATTTTTTATATATTTGCAATGATTCATGTTTTTTATTTTGGTTCTGGCGTGAGGCTCCGTAGAAATACGGGGCTTTTTTTGTAAAATTCACTACCTTTGTCAAAAATAAACATCATGAAATACTTAATTCCTTTTTTATTCTTTGCAATTAGTTGTAACCAACAACCTCAACAACAACCGATTTTAAACGCGTTAAGCGGGTCAATATCATACACAATTAACGATACTTTAGATGTATCATTTACAACAAATCAAAACTTTGTCAAATCCGCGCTACCATGTGATTATAACTCAATGAGTTGCAATGATAATAGCGTAGTTGGTAGGGTTATAAGTTGCGATATTAGTACCGATAATTTAATTGCTACATTATACACCGATACGATTTCAATTTGTGATAAAAACCAGGTTTATTTTTTACTATATGAAAACGGTAAAGGATATTCTAATAAATATTGGAAACAAGGCGCGTTAAATAAATGTGCAAATGATACTTACATAAAAATTACATCAATAACCGATTCAACTATAAGCGGAGTATTTAAGGCGCGTTTAATTTCACCTTCAGTGAGTGTAAATGATACGGTTAATTTGAGTAATGGTAGTTTTACTTTGGCTTTTTCCTCTTAGGACTTGCAGTGTGAATACATCCAAACCCTCCACGCTTCAAAAAGAAATTATCAACCGTTGTATTTGCCATCATGCCCCCGTATTTATGGCCATCAACTATTTTCTTTTCTTTGCCATACTTAACCGCCAAATCAATTTCTGATTGTAGTTGTTCTTTAGGAATAAACCCCTTTAATTCTTTAATCCATCTGTAACATTGCCCTCTCGAATCGGTTAGCAAACCGCCCGTATAACTTATGCCTTCATAACCGTTTGCAACGGCCACCGCTTGCATTTGTTGACCTTGTAATTGTCCTATGCTGTCACGCGCTGTTACGGTTAAATAGCTTTGTAGTTTACCGGTCTTATCACCACCGCCTGCAATAAACTCTTGCAATGTTTTTTTAGCTTCACTTATCGAATTACCATAAGATATATTCTCATTGAGTATCTTTAAAATAGGCATCTCAAATTCATTTCTAATACCACTATTCAAAAGGCTTTCACTCGTTAGCGTTTGCCACTTCTTTTCCAAATCTGTTAACGCAACTTCAGGAAACCGATAACCCTCATCATTTAATACTATGTTTGAGTTAATAGTAATCTTGCCTAAATCTTGTAAAAATATCTCTGATTCCTTAGCGTAACCTGATGTTTTCAATGCTTGTCTTATTGCGTCTTGCATCTGTAACAACTCCGTATTACTTAGCGTTGCATTGGTGAATACACCTCCCTTAGTATCAAGATCATCAATGAGCATCAATAGCTTATCAAGCACCGCCTTTTCCATTTTAGGCGCGTTCTTAATTAATTCAGCTACAAGTTTCTCATTAGTTGTCATAAATTCCTTTAGGTGCCGGTATTAACTCATTAAACCGATTAACAAGCGCGTTCATGTCAGTATCAATGAATACTTTAGGCGTTACTTCGCGCGCCATGCCTAAAAGTATTTTATACCCTTTTTCATGTATTATTTTATCGCGTTCATCATAAACACCACTAAGCAATTTAGACTTTAGGGCGTTACCAGATACCCCGTACAATGGATCATTATAATACATTATATCATTAATCATTAATTGTACCTTATCATTACGGTAAACCCTACGATTTACCTGATACTGCATTTCAGATAGTAACTGACTATCATCTGATTTATTTTGTAATTCGGCAAACTCTAAAATCAAGTCACTATCAGTCATTAAGTCGAATTGATTAGGGGGTATTAATACCACTTCCATATCCTCAAATCGTTGTGAACTTTGGTTATAGTTCATGTACTTTGATATGTATTCAATACCACGTTCTAACTGCTTAAATACGAAGTTAGAAATAGTCATTAAATAAAAGTATTGGTCTTTTCTATCCTCACGCTTTGCGTCACCTGATTCAGTAGCGTTTATTTTTTTGTTTAAACATAGGCTTTTTTCAGTTCTATCATAGAATATTTGCCACCTATCAAGATGATATTTAGGTATGCCAATATCGGGTGTTATGAACTTAGCCATGTCATACATATTGCCATCATTCTTTATCAAGTTTTCCTCACTTATCGTGTAGTTATCGCCTGGATTCATTGACATTACACCAGTTCCATGACATGAACCACATTGACCTCTCTTTGGGTTTAGCGGGTCTGTCATATCAACTACAATGCCATTAACACATGAAGGCGCGTTACACTTTGGCATTACAAGCTGTTTGATAGGGTAGCTGTATTGCTTAGTCATTGCCTCATCATCGTTCATGTTGCGCACTAACAAGTCACTCCATGCCACAAATGGTTCAATGAAATTATTATCTATTCCCCAAACGGGATATTTTTCTAAATTGTGTACAAATTCAAATTGCTCTTTTTCATGAACTGTAATTTGAACAGTTGAGTTAAAGTAGTATATTTTACCATCATGTTTGAAGGCAATACTATCTTCGTCACTCATTAATAATTGGTCAGCTCTAAAGAATATTATCTTTGGCTCCATTGCCTCACTTTCATCCACTTCGTCGCGCGATTCTATGACCGCCATATATCCATAAGGATTTTGTAATACAAAGTCTATTCCTTTGAATAGTGTATTATAAACAAATCCTGACTTTAAGTAATCTTCTGTTTTCTCATCAACTGATAAATCATAACTATTTGGTTGTAGAATAGTACCCCTACACATAGTTAAAAATCTATCATATAACTCTTTTGCAACGGGCGCATAAACAGATAAACGCCAATTGTAATGAACATCGTTCTCGTTAGGGTGCCTATTGAGTAGCTTTGTGGCAAATAATTTGTCAAATCTTTTATCATAACTCGCGGGCTCAATCCATCCGTAGTTTTTTGCATAGAATTTAGGGCGCGCGCCCGTCGTATGGATTTGAACAGCTAAAGAAGCCTCTACCCTCTCGTTAATGTCGGAGGGTAGAGGTAACTTTCTTTTTTTGCTGTAATCCTGATAAAATGAGATGAACTCCATTTTTGTAGTGGATTATTTTTGTGTGATTATTGCAACATTTTTGATTTGCGTGCTTTGAGTGCCAGTTCCTATAAAGTAAACTTTGAAACCTAACGCGCGACCTGCATTTGAACCACTTACGGGTGCTAAATTAAAATCCCACGAAGCGGGTACACCTGCTGTAACTTGCAATGTGTCACAATTAATACCAGTAGTTCCTGCATTTTTATGATGCAATGAATAACCCGCGCCAGTACCTGCATACGCGCGTGAATGAACAACTACTTTAAAGGTGCTTGTACCGCTTATGTTTGCACAATCGAAATGTAAACGATACTTACCCTCAACTCCGCTATTCAATTGATTTACGGGTGAAGTCCAGGATTCAGTGCCTGCATTAGTAAGGGTGTCAATAGCCTTGCTATTACCGTCACTAATTAAGATTACTTGTGCGCTTGCTGTATGGTTGCAAGAAAAGATAATTGCTGTTAAAAGTGTCAGCATCACGAAAATTGATTTTTTCATTTTTTTTTGTTGTTTTTTTTTGTTTTAAAAAGTTAATTAATTTGCTTGATACATCCAAGCTAAGTTTAAAGAATCAGTTGGATCTGCAAGTTGCAAATCCAAATAAGGAGTAACGATAGTGATAAGCGGGTCAGCAACAAAGTTTAATACATAGTTTTTAAACTCTACTGATTTACCATCCACTTCAATATCCCAACCAGTAAAGAAATTCACATCGTATGACATAAATTGCCCGTTTTGGTCAAGAAACAAGTAGATACGACCTTGCTCAGTTACATAGCCTCTAATCTTAACTGCTTTGTTTTGGATCACATTTCTGTAAAAATCGCGGTCAAAATATGGAAAGGCTGTACCCGTTGCATCGGTATCAGTTGCGTTATAATCTTTAGCGGTTAACTGTCTGCCCGTTGTTATCGTGCTGGCAGGTGAACGCCTTGATTTATATTGCTTTGTGGTGGTTGTAGGGTCTGCCCATGTAAAGTCTGTTAGTTCAAAAGTAGCACTAATATTGTTTGATGTTACGAGTGCAGCAAATGCGGTGGCATGTACTAAATCATCGTAAACACCAACGGGAAAGTCAGTGTCACAAGTTGCAACTATAAGCCTTACTGGCACTTCGCTACGTTGATATGTGTCGCATTGTGTTGTTAACGGTATTGTTACCGTATCGACACATGCTGAATTACATGTAGAAAACATTTTTATAATTGTTTAAAGTTAAAAATAATTGAGCTTGCAACCCTTATTTTTAGCAAACAAAAACGTTCTCGCACTTGCATGTTGACAAAATTACATTAAGATTTTGAAAAACACTACCAATATTGTCATTATTTTCAAAAATATTTTCAGTTTCTATCTGGTAGGTGTCATTATCAACGCTAAAATTCTTACCTAATGCTATTGTTTCAACTGCATCCTGATACCATGATGGCATAGGTAATGAACGCAACCTTATCTGTTTGGTTATATCCGATTTATATTGAAAGCATTTAGCATTTATAATCTTAGTTAGTTTTGATGGTACGCGTTCCGTATCACCCGCTACCCTTAAGTATAGATTATTAACGCCTAAATAGTTCGTTGCACCTCTATAGAATTGCCCTGCACAATCAACCATATTTGCACCGTATTGTGACTGAAGTAGTATTGTATCCTCATCGCATTTAACCATTTGAAAAACCTTTGTATAGTAGTAATACCATACCCCGCCAAATTGCACCCCTATACGAACTCTAAAACATTCATTTGTAAAACAAGTAGTTGAATCATCAGTGAACAAATTACCTGCAATAACGCCACTTCCATTGACATATAGCGTAAATACTGCACTCGTAGGAATACGAACACAAATACCGCCTGATACATACTCAAGGAATGGATAAGGTATTGAATCGGTACCATAAATCCAGTTATAGTTAACCCCGTCAATAGTAGCAAGGATATTATCACCCGCAACAACTGTGAACGCTTTTGTCACATAATCATCAGTTAATCGCAACGGGATCATAAATCTATATTCTCCTATTCGTTTCGTTCCATCATTGACAAAGTTATAAAGATAGCGATTTGTTGATGGCGCACCGTATCCACAATATTGCGTATCTGCAACCACGTTCCAAATGCTTACACTAATATTTGCGCCAATAGGCAAACCGCCACCGTTAAAATCAACCAGGTAATACGGTACTTGTAATCGTAAAAAAACATGGTCATGAGGCATTAATGGCATCGTAAAAGGTGCATCATTCGGGCCAATATCACAATTACTGTCTATACTTGTTTGTTCAAATAGTTGTATCATTATTTTAAATTTCCTTTTATTAAAATTTCACGTCTTGCAAAGTCATACTCAATATAATTTATTTCACCTTCATCTGTGTTAAATTGAGTTGACATATATAATTCTAAACTCATATAAGCGCAACACATTTGCAACTTATATTCAAATGATATGTTTGTTTTTTTGCTTGCTGAAGGTATATCAATACTATGAAATTGCCACAAATTACCACTACTTATTAAGTCCGCATCAGGGTCAAATGAGTAAGGAAAATTGTAATTGAATAAATCACTTGCACTCACTGGAAAAAAGCCACCGTCATCATCAGCAAATGCAGGTAAAGCTAAGTAAGGAATCCAAGCATCGCTAAAGGGACGCGAATCGGTCATACTTATCCCATCCCAAATAATCAGCTTTGCAAGTTGTAACGTGTCACCTTGCGTTTTCAATACCCCATCATAACTAAACCCGGCTAACATCGGGCCAATAGCATTTACAAGATTTGCATCCCAAACGGTGTCTTTACCATCCAATACAAATGACTGTGCGCCAAAATCGGGTGTTACCTTTTCAACGGGTGTATTATAGTTAGGGTTTGCAGGTGATAAGTATTCACCGTTAAAACGAGATAACAACTCATTGCCTATGTTATCGCTCATATCCGCGCTATACTTCATGTTTATACGCGATGGTTTACCATCACCGTTCCATTGATAGCACACATTCCCTAATAAGTTTGTATTATCCGCCCCCGTATCGCTTACATCGACAGTAGGCGTTGCACCCCATAATTGAACGCCTATCAAGTCCTTACGCGCAAAGTGTAAGTCTAAATTATTTTTAAAGAAAAAACGCCCGTTAAATGGAATCTTTAGCTTACTCATTAAGTCAAATAAAGTCCATGAAGGTCGGTTGTTTATGATATAATCCTTTGTTGATGAATCCTTAACCCCTTTAGTGGTATAGGCTGTTAGCAATGCTGTATTGTAGTAATTACTTGTCACCTCGTGAAATATTGTATCGGTGGTGTCATCAACTGTCACACCGCAAATAGTACAAACATTATCAATATATGTCCTTACAAAAGGCGCGGGGTATAAACGGTTGCAACCTACTATTGAACTGAACGGGTCAGGAATGGCAGGGATAGCGTATGAGGTACCAAAAAACGCGTTAATAGTGTTGATTATCGGCCCAAATGTAACGAGTAAAACAAAGTTAATAGATGCTAACAATGCTGATACTGCATTGACAAACGTAATGATAAAACCAAATAAGAATGTAGGCTTAATAACGTCACAATATCTGAATCGCGGGTGAGGGTTGCCACTAACCGGGAACTCTTGAAATTCACCGTTTGTATTGTCAGAAATAACTGTATTTTTAACGCAATCAATAACGGGGTTGTATTCTACCAATGCCATTGATATTTTGCATATATCACCGTCACACCACTTTAAGTTTTTAGTTTCTATTTTGAATTGAAATACATTGCCACAATCATCATCAGTGACTTGAACGCAAATAGAGTTTGAATATAGATTAACGCTATCAATTAGGTTTGTTCTTATAAATGTATAAGCATCCCCGTAACATTCAATATCACTTGTTATTGACTTTTGAGGGTCATTTTGTTCATCTAATGACTTTGTCATCTTTAACGCTGTAATATCCACAAAATCTGTATAATCTGTAAATGTACCTGAGCAATTTAATGAGAATCCTACTTGCATTATTTTCTTAGTAGGTTTTTAATTGTTATCGCATTTAATTGACCGCCTACCGCTTGACCAAAGCCGTCTTGATCGAAATTATTATTTACGTTAAGATTCAAATGTTTTAAGAATCCTTTAATCTCACTTAACTCACTAACCATTGAAGATACATCAAAATTTATCCTGGCATTTGTTGAATCGCTAACCGCGCTATCAACATCTAAGGACGGTGCTAAATAATACCCATCACCCATTTGTTTAACCATTAACTCCCCTTTATGTATGCCCTCAAACATATCTCTATGTTGGTTGGTTAACTCATGATTCATAACGAACTCTCCTTTGTGATACTTGTAACCCCTTCGACCTTGTGCAGTCGATGTTTCGCGCGGGTTACCGTCACCCGTATAACCCCCTTCATAAAAACCATCATCAGAAAACGCGCTACGAACTGCAAGCGTTGAGGCAATGATACCCGCCGCTATTGCTGCAACATTAGCCGCTATTAAGATAGGGTTTCCGCTTGTTGCAATGGTTCTCACCGCGCCACTAATAGCAACCGCCTGATTAGCCACAATGACCGCCGCGTCAATTACCCTTTGCGCTTGTTCATACTTTCTACGTTTTGCCAAAAGTTCATTAAGCCTGTCCTCTTCTATTTTTACTGAAGCTGTGGATGATTTACGCGCTGATTCAACTCTATCTTCTTGAAGTGATATTTGTTTGTCAACACGTCTTTGTTCTTGTGCTAATGCTTGCTGACCAAGTGAAATTAATTCTTGTGCATTTCTTATTAGTTGTTGAGTAGCCTCATTGTCAGCATCCTCAGCTTGTTTTGCTAAGTCACTTTGCTCTTTTGCATATTCCTGCATGCCGGCAAGGTTCTTATCTCTAAACTCTTTATCTTTTGCGTCCTTTTCTTGACCTTTTTTTACTTGTTGTTTGAAGTTATCATCTATCTGCTTTGTAATGTCCTCATATTGCTTATCAATACGCTGTAATTCACGTTGGTTGTACTTGTCATGTATCGCGGCTATATCCTTTTGCAAGGCCTCTTCAAACGCTAAACGGTCATCGGCTGACACCTTTCTAAGTTTCTTTTTATCCTCTTCGTAACGCGCCTCACGTTGAGCGATTTCGCGCGCCTCTTCTTCCAACAATGATAGGCGTGCATCTTGAATGATTTTATCGCTATCTTGTTGTTCTTTAAGCAGCCTTTGTGCGCGTTGTTCGGCTGTTTCGCCTTTGGCTTTTTCAACTTTAGCTATATCATCGGCACCCGCGTTGGCGTTTATTGATTTGTTACCGTTAGTAATAACCATAGTACTAAGCGCGTTTATCTCACCTTGCTTTAATATTAATTGGTTATTTAATTGCTTAATAACTGACTGTCCTCTTACTTTTTGTAAACCATCACCCTCTTTGGTTAGTTTATTTGCTAATGTAAGACCTTCCTTAATTTGCGCTACTTCTTTTTCTCTTAATGCAATAGTTTCTTTAATACGTTCTTGTGAAACCTTACCTACTTTACCCTCTTCTTTGAACTTTTTTAAATATGTGTCGCTAACAAGTTCTATTTGCCTTGATTGCTTTTCGGCATCCGTTTCTAAGGCGTAATTAAAGGCATCGACTAATGATATTTTGAATTGAGTTAACCGCTTTTGAAGTGGCAATAATTTACTACCTAAGTCCTCTTCAAGATTTGCTAATTGCTGTCTTAGTTGTTGCGTACTTCCAACCGCTGTTTGCAATGCTGTTTCAACACTCCCTGATAGCAACTTAGCAAAATCACCCGTTATTTCACTAACACGACCCGTTTCTGTACCTACACCTTTCATATTTAAGCCTAAACGCTTTAATTCTGGCGAAGTGCGCCCTATGATAGCATTGGTTAACATTTCGGACGCTGTTGTTACATCCGTTCCAAGTTTCGCAGCAAGTTCAATAGATACTGGAATTAACTCTTTTAGTTGCTTTTCAGTTACCCTTGTACCCTCAATAAACTTTGCTTGACCTGCTAAAATATCATCATTATCAAATAAGTTCTTGTACGTCTTTGCTAATCGGTCTGCATCGGCTACCAACCCATCGAATAAATCACCTTTGCCGAGATTATCAAGTGTTTGTTTGAATCTCAATAAGCCTTGTTCGGCTTCGGCAGCTTCTTTAATACTATCACCGAAAAAACCACTAATGGCATTTGAAGCTAAGGCAACCGCGCCCACTATACCCCCACCTATAATCCCACCGCCTATTCCTTGCATTAACGATTTACCCAACCCACCTAATTTATTAGGAAGTGTAGTAGCTTGTGCATTAATGACATGTAATTGATTCTCGACCTGATGAAGTGAACGGAGTAAGCCTTGAACTACTTTTGGATCATTATTTGCCCTTAGTAATTGCTGTAATTCCTTTTGGCGTTTATTCAACCCTTCAACAACATTTGCCTGGTTCTTTTGCGCTTGTGTTATCGCATCGGCACGTTTTCGCGTTTCTTGAAGTTCATCATTGTACTTCTTTAGTTTTTTAGGGTCATTAGTCTTTACGATTTGTTGTTCTAATCGCGCACCTTTCATTCGCAACTCATCGACCATTTTGCCCTGCTGTCTTGTAAGGTCAATAGTGTGTTCTAACTCCCTTGCGTTAGTATCCCATCCTATTTTTGCGATTAAGTCATAAACTGTTGCCATTTATACGAGTATTATAGGGATTGATAATGCGGTGAATTGGGCGTTAGCTTCTGCAACCGTTGTAACCATTGGATAAGCGTTATCGAGATAAATGATATGAAAATAAATATCCATATAACAGTCACCGTTTTTGTACAATCCGTTACTTTGCAGTACAAAGCTATTTGATACTAAAATAGCGGTGGTTAATAGCATAGAATATTTTTAAAAGTTACAACAATAGCCAATAGAAATATAAACAATAAACCTATATAGATTAATGTTTTTACATTCATGTTGTAAAATTACTAAATTAAATAGATAATTAGTAATTATTTTTTTTCTTATTACCTAATACCTTGCGACCAACTTCACTATTTTTTCGACTAACCTCCGTTTTCTTAGCTTTTACATTGTTGCTAAGTATCAGTTGATAAATGCCCTCAACCGTCCATGACCATAATTCTTTTATCTCTGATGGTTTCCAGTCAGCAAGGGAACTTATTAAATAGTTGCGTTCCTCAATATGCTTTTGAATTAACGTGTTTAAATCGGTAACTGGGGTAGCTGTTCTATTCTTTCCTCTACTGCCTTGAATACGGCTAATATATCGGTCACTGATGTATCTAACGAGGCGTTTGTGAGTTTGAACGCCTCCATGATAAAAAAATCTCGTTCTTTTGGATGCTTCCCCCACAAAGCTTTTTTCTTTTCCTGCCATTCGGGTAGATACTCATTAGGTTCATCATCCATAAGGAAATAAACACAAGCTAATTCCTCATACATCTTTTTTTCTGCAACCATTCCAATACGTTGTAAAAGGTTTTGACCAATAGCAAACATATCCGTTCTATGGTCACCTTGTTGCTGTGCGCGACTTATAAGTAAGTTTGCGATTTCCTTTAAAAAGGATTCACTGATACCAGCTCTGATATAAAGTTCTTGAATTTCAGCAACCATGTACCGCGAATGTAGTATTTGATCCGCTGTATCAATTTTGTAAAACTTATTTTTTCCTATTGTTTTTGTTGGTGTTGTTGGGCGTGTGGGGCTCATGGTTTCGATTTATATTGATGACATTCAGTGCATTGAAAGTAACGCCGTCCGCTTACTTTATCTATGTACCGAATAATGTAATTATGTTTGCATCCTATAAGCCATGCAAGGATTCTTTTCATAAACAAATAAGGTTTAAAGCCAATAATACAATAGCTATTATTAGCGCAAATGTAAAATATAATGCTTGTTTATTTTCCTTTTCCATTTAACTTTACTTCATATAGTTTTGCTTGTCTTTCGGTTTCGGCTTTCAAAGGTGCCACCGCATCATTCCAATTTTTGATTACTATTGAGTTATCGGTTTGGAGTAGGATAAAGTCATGAATACTCAAACCTAATTCATACGCTGTTAATCGTGGAATTAAATTGATAATGGGTGTTAAACTCATTAGGTTTAAATCTACTTGTTTTTGGTTTACAATGCCAACAACATCAATAAAACTTTTCAAAGGAAACTCCGTAATTTTTAGTTTATAAAGTGCTTTTACAATTGTTTCGCATAACGAATCAAGTGTTTGGAAGTGTGTTGTACCTTCAAATAGTGTTAGTGGTATTGGTTGTTCACTAATCTTTTCGTTCAATTCTTGTTGAAAATTGCGTGGGTTTGGTGTCATATTATTAGTTTTTAATGTAATCGTTTAGGTAAGTACATAGCAAATATACAAAACAATCCGATAAGTGCATACCAAATTCCGTATTTCCTGAAGTTTTATACATTTTATCTTTACCTTCTTCAGTGGTGGCAATACGAATGTCACTCCTTAAATCTTCAGTTCCTACCTTATCAAATAGTATATGTGGATGGTTTTGCAATACCGAATTACAAAATATTCTTATCTCCCTTTGCGCATTTTCGCCCGCGTAATTAATACGAGGTTTATCGACTTGGGTACGCGAAATGTTTAACCCTTCGCGAATTATAGAATACATCGTTTCATTTGCTGAATTATATCCTTGATTCCTACTATTCCCCGCAGGGTCACCAGTAACCCTAAAGACTGCATAAGGGTAATCGGCTTTAATCCTGGTTAACAGTTCTTTCAACGTACAATTATTGATTTTATAAGCCTTTAGGACGCGTATAAAGGCACCTTGTTGTATTTGCGCTACTACACATGTCGCGGGGTCAATATTGAAGTCAAATGATAACAATAACTCGTAATTTGGTAAGTACTGCAAAGGTTCATTTGATAGCATTTTACTTTCATCGTAGGCATAAAAGTATGGGTTTTTATTATCAAAGCTGTTCCAATCACCTTCTATCATTCGAGCCTTTACATCAGGCGGCATAGTGCTCCATATTTCCCATTGTGAGGCTGTATTTGATGGTTCGTTTGTTGGTGAAAGTGGAAAATATATCTCATTGCTATTTAGCAACCCATCTTTATATCTTTGGTACTTTTCTTTCTTTATCCAGCCTGGATGCGGGTTAAATGTTGCAAGGCATAACGGATTAGGTTCATTGTCAATATGCCAGCTACCTAACCGCTGTAATACCGCCCGATAATATTCATGGCTAACGTCTTCTAACTGATCGAAAAAGCACCCATTTATTTCAAGTCCTAAAGTATCTGTAAAATCTTTGTCCCTTGATTCATTGGCACCGACAAATAATATCCTTGCACCGTTAGGCTTATAAGTCAAATAGTAATTACCTGGCTTTTTTGACCATTGCCATTGCTTTTGTCCTTGAATAATTTTATTAATCGTTTCAATAGTAGTACTTTCTAAAATTGTCATATCCTTTCTGTGTACCGACCATTTAGAATTAGGGTAACTCTTTGCAAGCATTAATAAAGCTAATGAGTTAGTGAATGATTTTGCACCCCTGATAGCACCACCACTGTCAATAAATTTATAAGGTAAAATTCCCTGAGCACTACCTAATATAGTTTGAAATAACTCAAACTGTGTAGGTCTATTTTCAAATGTAATTATCATTAAAGTGGTATTTTAGTACCGTTAGGAAGCTCTATGAATTGTTGTTTGTCTGACACATCATTAAGTTCAATTTGTTGTACTTGATCCTCAATGCCCTTGTTTATCGTTTCAATAGCTTTTGCGTTGCCTGCTTTTGCGTTATCTAATAGGCTTTGATAGTATTCCTCAAGTGTGGTACCTTGTGCCATTTTCTTAGCTATCATTTGGGTTAACATACGCTTTGCCCTCCACTGTTCCCAACCCGCTTTTTTAGCTTGGGGGGAAGGTTGGTTATCGGATGTAAATGGTTTGCCGTCTATTGCGCCTTTTAAATGATGATCGCGACGTTTTGACGACGTTTTTTCCTCGTCTGCCATACCGCAAATATACAACTATTTTTGATTAATGCAATTTATTTGGTGGTGGTGGTTTATGGATGGGTTGGTAGTGGGTGCGATGGTCAAGCCAAATATCTCTGTCAATAATATCTTTAGGGGAAAAATCTTCAATAAATATATCATCGAAACTATTTATAACCCAATAATACCCTGATTCCTTCGGCAAATCATCTTCACTTTTGATTTCTATCCATGTGGGGGTGGTTGACATTTGTGTTATCTTTTCAGCTACTGAATTACGTTGTTCATCTGTTAGATACTTCTTTGAATTTACGATGTAAAAGTTAGGTTCTTTTAGTTTCATTTCAACTTCATTCATCAACTCGCTAACTACTTTGATTTGATTTAATGCGTTATTAAGTTCGTTAGGCGTATTATAATCTACAATATAACCTTTTTCAGCTAATCTTCGTATATGTGCTGTGAGTTCTTTTATTTTGTTCATAGTTATTTATTTTTAATATATTCGTTGTATTCGTTGAGTGTGGCGGGGGTTACTACTTCGGGGGCAAACGGATGTTTACCACCTTCGTAATAAGGAGAGTTACCACGCCAACCTGTTACTTTATATATTTTATCTTGATGCTTGACATATTCAGGCATATCTTTTTCATCTCTATACTCCCACCAATGAAGTAAGCGAAAAAGGTGTGGGTATTTAGGCATTATTTCTTCATTATTAGCTAATGTGACCATATCCCAACCGCTTGCATCTTTTGGTACTGATAGCTCAATTATTTGTCCTATTTCATAGTGACTATTCGGATAATCCGCTATCACTAAATATCTTGGTTGTGTTAAGTTTTTCATATCTTTTCAGCAATTATTCGGTTGCCTTCCGATTTTGGGTTAATATTTAATTGATAAGCGAAGGTTTTATCGGTTAGTAAGTAGTTAGGCGAAACCCTAAGCCGACCACTCCTCCAATTTGAACACTAAGTAAAGTTCGCCACTATCCCAACCAGCAGAAAATCCAGCTGTTGAAATTTGCTTATTTTCATCGTAAGCCTGTTTTAAAAGACTATATGCTCTATTTTTTAATGTATTAATATCTGGAACACCTTTTCGTTCTTGACCTAATTCATCTTTACCAAATGACCAACACCAATTAAGTGCAGTCATAGCTTTGTGAACTTTATCAAATTTGAAATTTTCTCCAAATTCTTTTACATAAAAATCAAAAGACTTTTTGCCGTCTTTGTAGCCTTCATCAATAAGTTTTTGTTCTGTCATTGTGTTATTATTTTAAATTGTTACTAATTAAATTCTCGAAAGGGCATCGCCTAACACGGTATTGGCAAAATTGCCGTTTTGTTTTTCAATTAAACTTTTGTCCATAATTCAACATTTGTTTTTCAATTTAGCTTTAGGTTCGGCAACTTCGCCAATACCCATACGTTAGCGGTAACTTGTTCCGCTGAGTTCACGAGCCTTTTGTTTGTTATAGCCACTTTCAATAAATATCAAGTCATCTACATTTGTCCAAAAGTCTTTGCGGCTGTTTCTTGTCTGCAACCGAGCTTTTGTTCCTTTAATTTCAGTCAGTACAAAACGCATACTTTTGTGGCTTTGCCATGTTGTGTGGTAGTTGCATCCAATCACTAACAAACTACCGCTAACATTATATATAGGCAAGTTGCCATTAGCGTTCTGTTCTTTCCATTGCTCTTTGTTCCAAACTGGTACTGTCATAATAATTTAATTTTAGTTAAGGCAACCTGCCTATATATTTTGCCGTTATAGGCAATTCGTGGACAAATCTTTCGCAATCAAATATGCACAATCAGGCTTATGGTCTAATTCACTCATTGATGCCCAAATTGAACCGTTACTTCCTCCTCGATGTTCTTCTGCGTAACAGAATGGGCAAGTTGTTTCATACGCACCATTTGGGTTATCCCAACAATTTGGAGAAGTATCTAAAACAGCTTCACATAATTTTTGGACATCAATTTCTCTTTGCTCTGAATGAACTGCCGATAACATCGGTTTTGCAATAGCAGGGCTGACGTTCAAGCCCTCAACATTTTGTTCTTTATTCATCTTTAGTAAGTATTTGAAGTTTAGTAATTATAAGCCCTGCCATCGCAAAGCCAAAAAACGTTAGCTGCTATTTTACCGACCACTCCGCAAGTTTGGACTTGACTACCAATTTCAGTTCATCAACTTTTGACAATGGACAACGAAAAGCAATTGTTTTAGTTTGTTCGTTGTATTTAGGTTTAGCACCCGACCGTTGCCGAGTGCCTCCCCTTGTTTCTTTCTTCTTTTTCATAACTTAACGTAATCGAAGTTTCCGTGACAAATCAAAATTGCATTACCAGAGTTAAGGCAAAAAGTTCCTTCTTCTCTATTCATTTTTTCAACCACACCTTCCCATCCAATGTAAGCGTTCTTTTCTCCTCTATTATCAGGAAACCAAGTAACCTTTATCTTATCGCCATTATTAGGAAATTGAGTTTTCCATAGTTCTAATTTGTTTCTATAATTTTGGTTTAGTATTCCCCAAAATCCTTGCTTTGGCTTTCTGACTTTTATTTCAGTATTCATTTTATTCCAAATGGTTTTAGTGCTTGTTCAAATATTGGGTGCATATTAGAGTTGGGCTTTTGTTCGCCCAACTCATACATTAAAGTTTCTTCTGTATCTATCAGCAGTTTTGCTGTTCCTTGTTTTAAGTTTTGGTTTACCACTTTTCTGATTTCATCATTTTTGGTGATTACTCCGTTTAATGTTCCGAAGATTTGTTCTCTGTTAATTATTGCTTTCATTTTGTTTGTTTTTAAATATGGTGTAAAAATACAACCTTTATTTTGATTATGCAAACTATTTCAAAGATATTTTCAAATTATTTTCTAAGTTGCTGAAAATCAAAGAGAAAAAAACAGCAGCTAACACGGGTTTGGCAAAAAAGCCGTTTTGTTCTTCGTTTGACATATTATTTTAGTTTAAACATTTGTAATTCTAATGAAGTTTTGTGTTCGGCAACTTCGCCAAGCCGAGAACCGTTATGCCCAATAAAAGTTGACAGCCTTGCCATCCTTACCTTTACGGAGTTTCTTGTTCATCAATCGCTTAATCTTCTTTTTTAACTTTCGGTTTTTACGTTTGTTTTTTACAAACCTG